TATTACACTTACTTTATTAGCACATTTAGTAAAAGCCATTACATCAAGAACAGTTCTGTCTGTAATAATTTTAGACTGCATAAGTTCACTTACACGTTCTGCTAAAAATATAGTTTGACCTTCAATAGTAGTTTCATGATTTAATGGAATACCTAAAGAACTTAAATATGCACTACGTTCAGTAGCAAATTTATAATCTTTAAATTCAGGCACTTCTTTAAGTGCATTTACTAGTGTAGTTTTTCCTACACTCATTGTCCCCGTAAATCCTATTTTCATTTTATCCTCCTTGTCTTGCATTTTCTCTCATAGCAGGATTCTTGTACCAAGGTAATCCTGTTCTGTCTCTTTTTCTTTCCTTCCATTCTTCTTCTGTAAGGCGTATGCCATAAAGGTAATACTCTCTGTGACGATAAACACCCTCAGGTATTAAAGCTGGTCCATCCCAATTGTGTAATTTACCATCCCAATAGTGTACAATAGTACCATCAGGGGTTTTCATTTTTTTTGGTTGAGGCCATTTATTGTTTTTTCCCATTTTTTATTTTTTAGGCATTGTTAAACCACCAATATAATTTGCATCTTCTAAGTGAAAAAATAACTCATCATTATTACAGTGAATAATATATTCTGCTACATAAGTACCTTGTGCCCCTGAAACTGTAATTCCTCGAGCACTTAAAGCATCACCTACAAAGTGTACATTGTTAAAATCAGCAAGTGCTAATGTATCATAATCTACAAGTGGTTCAGGTGAAAGATATTTTACTTCAGGAATATACATACCCCAATCATCTCCTAGTGTTGGAAATACTTTTTTCATATCTTCAATAAAATCCTCAATGTATTTAAAGTATCCTTGGAAATGATCACGTACTTCTTGTAAACCTTTTTCAGTAATATAATGAGCTTTAACCCAATCACCCTCAGATGTTTTACTTTTTAAACGATTTACAACACCACCACCACCTTCTTCTTTAACCCAAGGTGAATAATATAATCCTGCTTTATATTTTGCTTGATAACGTCCTTGTGCTCTTTTACCACCATATCCTTCACTAGGTACGATATCTATTTTTTGTACTTTAGAAACTAACTCACGAGACCATTCAAATGGTTTATCAATTCCTTGAATTTCCATTAGAATACCAAAATTAGTCATATCATTACGATATGCTTCATCTTTTTTAGCATGACCATTGTAGCTATAATCTCCATATGTTTCTTCAAGTGCTACATAAGCAGCATTATTATTAGTACAGAATGAACGAAGTGATACACCTTCATCCTCAAATTTACGATACAATTTAAAATCATAACTTACATCAATAAGTTTTTGGAAGTGTTTTTGAGGCGCTTCAAAACGCACACCAATTTGTACTGGTTTTGGTTCGGTTGGGAAGTTATATTTTTCAGCTAATTTTTTACCAAAATCAATTCCTGATTTACCCACACTAAAAATCAAGCGGTTATATTCAAATGAATGTTCTAAATCTGATTGTGGAGTAGAAGGTGTTTGATGATACCAACCTGTTTGATTTTCAAAGTCAATTGAAGCTACCTTAGATTGCCATTCAAATTTAACACCCTTATTACAAAGATAATCGTACCAATTTTTACCAATTTCATGTAAGTAATCTGTACCTACGTGCCAAACTGGGAATAGACGCAAACCAAAATATGGTTTGATAAAATCTGGTTCTGCTTCTGGGTTTGAGCATTGAACTTCCTCTGGTTTGGGGTGGAAGCGTTTAAAATTAGTAATTACTTCATCAAACAATTCCATTGCTTTTTCTTCACCGCAATACTTAGACATATGTCCACCAATTGAGGTGTGATAAGTAAGTTTGCCATCACTCCAACCACCAGCACCCATAAAACCTGTCATTACTTCCTCAGGTTTACGTTTGTAAGGATCATTACCCATATCAATAATGGTAATGTGATCACCAGGGTAACCATTATCTACTAATTTTGTGGCAGCATTAACACCTGCTACACCTGCTCCGATTATTACTATTTTTTCCATTTGTAAGTTTAAACGTTTAAATATACGAACAAAAAGATGTGACCCCAAATTGAGGCCACATCTCTCACTTAATTTAAAAAACGACTAGGATATGAATCTAGTCTAAAATTACTTAGTTTTATCTTCTGCTACTGATGCTTTACGATATTCTGTTACTAATTTTTTAATTTCACCTAAAGCTTTTCTAGCTCTACCATGAGCTGCTTTAGATTTACCTTCATGTTCTAATTTGAACATTTCGTACAAATGATCAATTTGCTCAAATAACTCTTGTGTGTTCATTTTTTATAATTTTTATTGTTAATTTTCCGTTTCCTTTTATTACACGATGTAAATATCCACGAGGAATGTTAAACGTTGTATTTTCTTTTAATTCAAATGGAAGTTCTTCATCAAATTGGAACTTCCATCCATTTCCTTCTATAACTTTTATTGTTCTATCTTCTTGATCTTCATGCCAAATTAATGACATTGGATCTACATCAGCACTAAACTCTCTAATTATTTCTTTACCTTCAGTTAAGTTGGTATAAGGATTCATTACCAATAAGTATTCATTTTTGGACCAAGACCAAGAGCTGGGGCATATCTTGGAAGATTACAACTCCAGTATGAAGCTTTAGTTCTATCTTTTTTCTGGGAGCATTTATGTCTTTTTGCAAAAGCATTCCTTGCTTTAGGGTTTCTGATTTTAGCTCTTAAACCCCCAGAACCAAATGATACTTTTTTAACATTTTTAGTTTTAGGGTCTCTTACATAAACATAGTAAGCTTTTGATCCACCTCTTTTAGGTTTACCAATAGGGGGATCTTTTTTCTTTTTATTTTCTTCTAAATCTTCTTCTTCATTTAATTTGGGAAGATCAAGTGGTACTTTTTTACCTTCATAAACTCCAAACTTACCAATATCAGTATTTTCAATAAGGAATTTACTGTTCTCGTCTAAACTAATATTACCCCATTCTAAGAGCATACGGGCCTCAGCAAACAATTGTAAGTATTTTTTAGATCCAATTCTAAATACATTATCTTGTAATGAGATGCCGTTTTCGATGTGATAGCGGAGGCCTTCGCTTATAGGCGTTTTACTCTCCAATAATGCGAGTTTAGGTTGTGAATCACTACATCCACCGCATCCGCAGGAACATGATTTTTTAGGGGCTCTATATCCTTTTAACGCTTCGTGTATAAATTGATGTAGCATGATTATAAATATTAATCAAATAAAGCAAAATTAAATTGTATTTCTGCCGAACTTACAGATGTTGCTTTTCCTACTTGTTCATAGGATTTATCCATAATTGATCCTTTTATGTCATTAGGAATTTTATGAATGTAAATATCAAGAGGATTAGAAGTTAATAAGTTTAATATATAATTACCTGGGCCAGGTTTTAGTTGGATTTTATTGGTTGCTAAAGTGGCCATAGTAGCTTTGGCTAGGTCTTGGCTATCTCCCCCTTCTACTAATCCTAAAAGATAATTAATTTCTTTTTTAAGTTCTTGGAAAGGAGCAAATTGGGATAATATAGGTTCTACCTTAGGATCAGAAAGAACTTGTTCTATCTCAAATACCTTATCAAAGCTATCTTTAATATTATTAATATTAAATGATACTTCAGAAACAAAATTTTTACCACTAGCTTCTCTTAGAGCTCCTACTAAATTTTGTACACCAAATAATCGAGTAATTATAGTTCTTGACTCAGAATCATCTTTAAATTTACCTAAAGTAATTTTAGTGTTATGTTTAGGATAAGATTTTACCTCTACTTGTTCTCCATTAATAACTAAATCAGCAGCAGATCCTCCTCTATTTTCAGCAGCAGATCCTCCTGAAGTATTGAAAAGCCAATAAAGGGAAACTTCTCCATTTCCTACACCTGCATTAGGTTTTACTTTAAATAATTTAATAAAGGCTTCTTGGTCTTCGGGAACAATAGTAAAAGGGCCAGGTTGAATTTGATATTTACCTTTAGCTTGAGGAATGTTACCTTCAAAAGTTTTTTGTATAAGTGCATTAAAATTTTCACTTTGTTCTTTTAAAGGAAGATTATCTATTAATTCAAATAATAATGTCTTATCTTTAGGGTCACTAATATCAGGGTACCCTTTAGGGAATTTATAAGAAACTTTATGTAAAAATTTTTCTATTATATCCATATTATAAGTCTTCTACTGAATCTGGTACTGCTGGTTCAGGGGGTAAGGTTTCTAGTGTAGAATCTTCAAATTCATCTCCTAGATCTGCTGTTTCAGTTTGTTTAACTTTACCATAATCATATTTTAATAAACGGGCAATAGCTTCAGATGCTTGTTGTTCTTCTGGAAGGGATTCTAGGTAGTAATTTTTACCTGAAACTTGAGCAGTAAATAATCCTTTATCTTCTTCTTTACCTTTATAAATTAAATAAAAATCTGCTTCATTTACTAATTTAATTCTAAAAGTAGTAGGGCGTGGAGCAACCCATTGAATATCTTTTACAAAAGGTTCATATTGAAAATCAAATAAATCATCCATAACACCTTTTAAAGGTGGAAATTGATCTAATACAGGGAAAGGGCTAATTTCAATATCAGCTGGGTCCTTCTCTGGGTTAGATTTTTCTGCATATACCTTTTTGGCTAAGGTTTTAATTTTTGCTATGAATTCAGACTTTTGCATTAGGCTGTTATTTTATTGCCCTTAATTCTACGAGAAATAATGCCATACTTATCACCCCTACCAAAATCAACTTCTACACCATCTTGGGTAAGTCTAACAACTTTACCTTTTCTACCATAAGCAGGACTATTTCTGTCAACCATAATTAATTCATCACCTATTTCAACTTTACCTTTATATCTAGGATCTTTTCTAAAACGACGGTCTGTTGGTGGTAGGGATGCTAATTTATCTAATTCTGATGGAGAAAGGACTTTATATTCTTTATCTTCTTCTTTTATAGATTTATCTAATAAATCCTTATACACTTTATCGTGTCCCCCTTTTTGGGCTATAGTAGGATCACTTTTTTTAGGTTGGTTATATTGATACCTAGCTGCTCTTTTATTTTTAATTTTTTCTAATGAAGCTTTAGCTGAGTCACTATATTCAAATTCTTCTCCTAACGTAGCATCTATTTGATCAACTTTAAGTTGACCATCTAAATAATGTTTTGCTTTAACTAGGTAATCTTTAGATAAAGTAATTTTTGATTGCCACCAAGATGGAAAATCAACCTCTTGTTCTATATCATCAAATTGGTCAACCATTAAATAAAGTTCAGAAGCGTATTTAGCTATTCTATAAAGATCTGCTTTAAGCATTCGGGGCTCGTTGTCTTGGTGTCCAACGTCTAAGTCTTCTTTTTTAATAGTTTTTTCAATAGCAGCACCTCTTTTCTTTTCATATGAAGAAAGTTTACCGTCTTTATTTAAGTCGGCTTTTTTAGGATTTTTTAATTCCTCTTTTATTTTTTGAATCTCTTCTAAGCTAAAAGCTTTTTTAAACTTACCCATGTGTTTTTCTTTTTTATTTATTTCACCTTTAGTAAGCTTACGCTCATTTTTAGGTGTTTGAGGTTTACCATGTTTAGCCAAATTAGTAGCTAATGCATAAGCCAACGATGTCCTTTCTTTTTTAGACATCTTTTCTAATTTGGTTTTTTTCTTAGCCATTACGCCTCTTTTTCTACATTTTTAAATTCAGTTTTAGCTGAGAATTTAGCAGAATTAAGGATTTGGTTGGCTAGTTCTATTTGTCCTGCTGCTTTAGCATCTTTAGCTAATTTAACTAAACTATCAGTAATAGCATCTATGTCTTCGGCCCCAGTTGTTTCAAATCCAGGCTCATCGAAATTAAAATTTTCAGCATCTGGTTCAGGGATGTCATCAGAAATGTCAGTTTCAATGTCTTCATCTTCTTGCTCAGTTATTTCTGCTAAAATCTCTTGACGGATATAATTCTTAAATTCAGAAACTTTTACTTTACTTTCAGCTTTAACACTAATATTAGCATCAGGTACTTCATTAGCTATCTCTGCTGCTTCTTCAGCATCATTTACTTCTATATTAGCTTCATGCATTTTAAGAATTTCAGTTTTAAGATATTCTTTAAATTCAGATTTATTCATTTTATTATTATTTTAATTTAGCGGCTTTTTTACCCCATGTTTTACCTTTACCTGGGTCTTTACACTTTGATGGGGTAGGTTTGCATGCGGGGTATTTAGCACGTTTTTCACCTTTTTTCCTACCACAAGTTTTGTATCCACCTTTACCATCAGGAGCATTACAATCTACCCATCCTCCTTCTTTACCTTTAGCCCCTGATCTATTAAACCATGTGCGTAAGGTTTCTTTTTCTAAAAGAGTATCAACAATTTCTTGAATTGATATTTGATCTTCCTTTAAACCTTTCCAAATATTACCTTTGCGACATCTAACTACTGCTCCACTTTTATATGCAGAAGCTTTTTTGAACTTTCTATCAGCTATGCGAAGACATCTATCGCGTTTTTTTTTCTTTTCGTCTAACACAGATTTAATTACTTCCTCTAATCCTCCGGGTGTAGTAAATTTTTTACCTGTTTTTACATCCTCGTTATATCCACAGCTACCTTCTTTCATGATATGTTTATCTAATAGATGTTTTAAATCTATTACAAACTTGGTTTTATCATCT